CTATGGGACAAGTCCGGCGTCAGCGAAGGCGTCTGCCACGGTGTTCACCAGCATCATTAAACTCGCCCTTACGTAGTGCTTCGCTGACACGCTGGAGCCTGAGTGGCCCATCAATATTTCCAGCGTCGCAGGCGGTATCCTGATCTCGTACTCCCAGCTGGTTCGCCAAGAGTTTCTGAGGTTGCGCAGCGGGTGGTACTCGTAGCCGAGCCGCTTCGCCTCGTTCTCCCAGATGGCCTTCATCCTCGCCGACGTAAGCGGACCTCCCTTCATGTTCTCGATGAACAGCGAGTGGCCGCACTCGATTCGCTCCTCGGCTATCTCGGCTAGGCGCTCGCCCCACCTGCCCGGCACGATGACGTTCCTGCGGCTGCACTCGGTCTTAACGCGCTCTACGACGCCTTGGCCGCGAACCGCCTCGCGCTCGATGGGCACGACTGCGCATACCGTCCCGTTGTCGGCCTTGACCAGCTCGACCGACGCTGGGTCGACGGCCGCCGCCTCTCCCGGTCGGCATGACCCGAACGCGCACAGCAGGAACATGCCCTCCATTCGAGAGCCGCGCAGCAGCTCTGCCATGCGTATAAGCTCGGCAAGGTCGTATATCCCCTTATCCATCTCCGCGACCGAGTCCGGCAGCATGAGTCCCACCGAGGTCGGGTCGCTCTCCGCAAGCTCGAACTTCACGGCGGTTCGGTATATGCCGGACAGCATGTTTATCGCACGCTGCGCTTGGTTTTTCGTCATTGTGTCAAGCCACTCCTGTATTGCAAGCGGCCTCACTGCCCCCAGCTTGAAGCCGCCGAACTTCGGCTCGACGTACTTGCGCCAAGTCGATCGGTACATGTTGAGCGTGTTCGCCGCCAAGCGCTTCTCGCATGACGGCCAGTACAGCGTGTCGAACACGTACCTGACCGTGTGCTGCGTGCGCTGGTTGGTGGAGTGAAGCTCTATCAGCCTGTCGCGCTCAGCCCTCGCCTCGGTGAGGTTTCCCGTAAAGTTCGCGCTCAAGCGCCTGTATCCCTTTCCGTCGCCCTTGTCTCCCCAGTACCTAATTCTGTAGCGGTTTCTGTCTAACCGGGCGATAGAACCCTTCTCAGCGCGTTTCCGTGGCATAATTAACCTGCTTTCCTACCGTGTGTGGGATAAGTCCTCTGGAGGCGTCGTTCATCTTGGCGGGTGGCGGCGCTTCCTGCTTTCTAGTTCCTGACCGAGTACCGCTTGCCGCAGTGGTTGCAAAGGTACTCGCGCTTTCCCTTCCTGCCCATCGCGGCACCGACCACCATGCCCTCAAGGCCGAACGCCTCGGCTCCGACGAGCGCCTTCCCGGCGCTCGTGGACTTCGACGTGTTGTTCAGGAGCGTGACGTCGGTGGAGTCGCACTTGGGGCAGCGGAGTCCCGCCTTGCGCTGGGCCTTCTTCACCTTCTCCGGGGTCGTGTCGAGCGCTGCACGGTTGAGTTCTGCGTTCGGGTTGGCAGGAGCGTAGCCCTTTTCGGCAGTTTCGGGCTTCGCCGCTGTGGTCGGCTTCTTCTTGTCGCTCTGCAGCTCGCGCCTGCCCCATTCGGTGTTCCTGAGTACCAAGGCGCATACCAGGCAGACGGCGAACGCGGCGCACCAGTACGGCGCATACGGCCTGTAGTAATCGACGATAAGCGTGCACGCCGCAACGGGCAATGTCACGAGAAAGCCGATGCCGCCCAGCAACAGGACGATTAGCTCCACCAGAAACGGCGGCTCTTTGGTTTTAGCCATTACGCACTCCTCTTAGAACGCTTTGAATCTCGCGTGGACTCTTTGCTTTTAGCGCTCTGGAACTCCGCGTACTCGTCGATTTTCTCTTTAGAGGTCGGCGTGCAGTTGCGGTAGTCGTCTAGAAGCGCTTCTTCGTCTTTTGTCAGCGGCGGCGGCGCATATCGCGTCGGCTCCCTACCGACGAGTTCGTCGAGCGTGACGCCGAGAGATTCGGCGATCGTAATCGCGTTCGCGATTGACGGCACGCGCTTTCCGTTCATGTAGCTGGAGATGGCTCCGCTACTCATTCCACAAAGCCTACATAAGTCGGCAGGCTTCATATTTCGGCTCTCGAGGATGCCTTGCAGCCCAGCTAGAAGGGTCATTTTCGTCTCCTTTCCTCCTAGTTGAGAGCAATTTTACTCAAATTGTCGTTGACACAGCGCCGTATCCGGCGCATTATGCAAAACCAGAAGCGCCGGATAAGGAGCATAAAGCCAATCAAGTTCACACGAGAAAGGAGGAACCGCTGGTGAATACCTGCGCAAAGAACGTCTCGGAGTACATCGAGTCAAAGGGAATCACCCAGCAGAAGATTGCCGATTTGCTAGGACTCGGATGGAACGCAACTCACGCAAAACTCACAGGTGAGCGCCCGTTCACTCTCCAAGAGGCCGTCATCCTCGCCGACTTCATTGGCTGTTCGCTCGACTGGCTTACTGGGCGCGACTCAGACCAGTAGCCACCAACCGCGTTTTCCCTCGCGGACTCGACTGTCCTCTTCTCTCCTCCCATACCACACGGAGCCAGTTCAGTTTTCGTCTCCTTGCTGAACCCCTACTAGCAGCCGAGTCCGCGCGGGAAACCGCGCAATGTCCCAGACTGGACGCGCACTTTGAGTACCGAATATTCGCCCCGAAAGGGGTAGGACCCAATCGGCATCGCGCCGTGCGGGTGGTAAGCCGTGAGTGCCAGACCGCGTCGCGCGGTAACCACGGACACGCTGGGGTTTTGTGACCTTGCCCCAGCCGCCAGCGGCGACAGCAGCCGATACGGGCATCGGAAAACACAGACCGCCATTTGCCCTTCGGCGGTCGCGTCGCAAGAAGATGTGTACAGCAGCCGTGTCGGTTGCCGTCGCCGCTGGCAAACACGTTCTCGGTAGTGTAACGGTTTAGCACGGCTGATTCTGGTTCAGTCAATCAGGGTTCGATTCCCTGCCGAGAAGCCATCGCGGGATAGAGTACGGGTAACTCAACGGCCTCATAAGCCGTGACATGGGGGTTCGAATCCCCCTCCCGCGACCAACATGGGACATGCCCAGCGGTGCAGCCATTGTGCCGTATGGTTTGTCCCGCCAACGGCTTGGTAGCTCAGTAGGAAGAGCGGGTGAGTGAAGTTCACCGCGTCGGGGGTTCGACTCCTCCCCAAGCCACCAACACGGGGCAACCCAGCGGAGATGTATTGCCTCCGTATTGTTTGCCCCACCATTTGCGTGTAGCTCAGCTGGTAGAGCGCCCGGCCGTTAACCGGGAGGTCGCAGGTTCGAGGCCTGCCGCGCGAGCCATGCCGCCAATTCCACTAGGGGATGACGCACGCAGGGGATTACGTTGCCCCTGCCTGAGTGAATGGTTCGATCCCATTTGGCGGGTCCATTGGTGCGTAGCTCAAGGGTCAGAGCACTCTGTTGATAACGGAGAGGCTGCTGGTTCGAATCCAGCCGCACCAACCATGCCGCCTTAGTTCAAAGGTAGAGCGCCGGTCCTCCAAACCGGACATGCGGGTTCGACTCCCGCAGGCGGCTCCACTTTCGGAGCATTGGCACAGTAGCTACTGCAGCGGGTTGCTAACCCGTAGACCTCGCACGAGGCCCGTAGGTGCAAGTCCTACATGCTCCGCCAACGGAGGGTTGGCAGAGAGGATTATCGCAGCTGTCCAGATAACAGTAGGTCGTTAGTAGCGACCCGTGGGTTCGAATCCCACACCCTCCTCCACACTGCCGCAGTATTCCCCTAAAGACGGGGGCCTGACTGTAAATCAGGTGCCTATTGGCTGGCTGGGAGCATTACCTAGATGCGGCACCATTTTCGTCGTCATAGCCCAAGGGATAGGGCGGCTGTCTCCTAAACAGCAGGTTGAAGGTTCGAGTCCTTCTGGCGACTCCATGTGCTGCTGGCCGAACAGCTAGGCAGCGGAGTGCAAATCCGCGCAACCAGGTGCGACTCTTGGGCAGCACTCCACAGGCGCGTAGCTCAACAGGTAGAGCAGCGGTCTCCAAAACCGTGGCGGTAACGCCTATGGGGGTTCGAATCCCTCCGCGCCTGCCCACTTTTCTCAAAACCAAATACCTAAGAAGGAGGTAACTGATGGTCAATGTTGGCAAAATGCTTGTTACTAGCCACATGGGCGATACCAGTGCCGAGGTCACGCTCGAAATCAATGGCTACGAGGCCTATGCGCTCGGAAAGTCAAACTCGAGTGATTCCATCAAGCGCATCGTTCTGAACGCGATTAAGACTGACATGTTCAAGCGTACTCTGGGTGAACCCAAATACATTGGCACGCTCGACTGGGGCACGCAGCACGCAGTCCCCGCAATCGAGCGTGTTGTTTTCAATGATCCAGCGACTATCGTTTTCTGGTGCGACGGTACAAAGACCGTCGTCAAGGCACAGAACGAGAAGTTCGACAAGGAGAAGGGCCTGCTCGCCGCTATCGCCAAGAAGGTCTACGGCAACAAGGGCAACTTCAACAACATCATCAAGCGATTTACAACCGAATAGCACGAAAAAAGCCCCTGCCACATTCCACAGCGCGGGGGCTTTGACCTGAAAGGAGGTCGGCATGAGTGTAGCAGATTTGCAGCTGTTCAGCAGCGAGCGGTTCGGCAGGCTCAGGGCGACGCAGATTGACTGCGAGGTCTGGTTCGCCGCTACCGACGTTGCGAAAGCGCTTGGCTACCGAGATGCCAACCAGATTACGCGAGCGCTCGACGATGACGAAAAGCGCTGGTCAGAAGGTACACTCTCAGAGTGTACCCACAGCCACCTCGGCATTCGTCTTATCAACGAGTCCGGTCTTTACCGAGTGCTCATGCGATCTCAACGACCGGAGGCGATTCCGTTCCAGCGATGGCTGGCACATGAGGTCGTCCCTGAAATCAGGCGCAACGGCGGCTACATCGCCACCAGCCCCGAGGACAGCGACGCCGACATTATGGCTCGCGCCCTACTGATTGCCCAAAAGACCATCGACCGAAAGAACGAGCTTATCGCACTCCACGAGGCGACCATCGAGGATATGAAGCCAAAGGCGCTGTTCGCAGACGCCGTGGCCGACTCCGATGGTACCTGCCTTATCGGAGAGCTTGCCAAGATGATGTGCCAGAACGGTCTTGAGATCGGTCAGAACCGACTTTTCAAGCTGCTCCAGCGCGACGGCTACCTCGGCAAGTCCGGCTCCAACCGAAACGTGCCGACACAGCGCTCTATGGACATGAAGCTGTTCCGCATCAAGGAGACGGCGGTTACCCACAGCGATGGTCGAGTCACCATCAACCGCACTCCCAAGGTAACCGGAAAAGGCCAAGCGTACTTCATCGGACGCTACTGCGGGGCGGTGTCAGATGGACTCTAGCACCGACAATGGCTTGGCGTCCGACAGCGCGAAGGAGCTTATCCGCGCCGTAAATGTCGCTATCAAGGCGTTCATCGAGGACGTGACCAAGTCTGAGCAGCCGCAGCAGTCGACGCTGTCAATCGCAATGGCGGCTGGACTCCCAGCAAGGATTACCTACACGGTAGCCGAGTGCGGCAAGTTCACCGGACTCGGTCAGGACAGGCTCCGGCGCGACCGCGAGAAGGGCCTGATTGACTTCATCGAGCCGGACGGCGAGCGCGGCGCACGAATCAGCGTGTTCGAGCTTGACCGCTATCTGAAAGACATTGGAGCGTTGCTATGACGACGTTCCGAGTCGATTTCGTCCGAGGCAAGGACAGGCCGCGATTCACCGGAACAGGCCGCACCTACACGACCAAGCGGACGCACGACGACGAGCGGGCAATCCGCGCCGCCTATCTGGACGTCATCGCCAAGGAGGGCAACGTCCTCCCGGCTGAACACCAGACCGGGCGCGAGCCGTTCATCCTGCTGGTCGATGCGTACCGCGCCCTCCCGAAGTCGCGCCCGAAGAAGGTCCTCTGCGAGGAGGATACGTTCAAGCCAGACTGGGACAACATCGGAAAGTTGGTTTCCGATGCCCTCAATGGTCTGGCTTGGAAGGACGATTGCCAAGTCGTGAAGGCCGACATAAGCAAGTGGCCGCGTATGAGGGGCGTGGAGAACGACTACATGATTATCACCGTCATCCCTCTCGGGCTAATGAACATGGACGAGGTCGCGGAGGTGAACCCATGTCGATCGTAGGCGAGAACAAGTACTTCACGTTAATCAGGACGCCGGCCGGCGACAACGACGCATGGCTTGCCCAGCGCCGCAAGGGAATCGGAGGTTCCGACGTTGCTGCCATTATGGGACTCTCTCATTATCGCGGCCCCTACGAGGTCTGGGCAGAAAAGCTCGGGTACGTCCCGCCAGCAGACCTCTCGGACAATGAGGCTGTTGAATGGGGGAGCATACTCGAACCCATCGTGGGTGGTCATTACGCCAGTAAGCACCCAGACCGCATTGTCAGGCGAGTCAACGCCGTCTGCCAGAGCATCGAGCGGCCCCATGCACAAGCGTCCCTAGACTACGAGGTCAAAGACCCCGAACTCGGATGGGGCATCTTGGAAATCAAGACCGCGTCGCTCTACAGGGAGCACGACTGGGACGATGGCGTGCCCATCTACTACATCACGCAGATTACCCATTACATGAGCGTCACTGGGCGCAAGTTCGCGGACGTGGCCGTGCTTATCGGCGGCCAGATTTACAAGGAGTTCCGCGTCATGCGCGACGAGGACGACGTCCGAGCCGTCAACAAGGAGGTCGACGACTTCTGGTCGATGGTAGAGGACGACGTCGAGCCTCCGATCGGAGAGGTCGGAGCCGAAATCAAAGCTCTCCTCGCAAGGCACCGAACACCCGGCGAACTGGTCGACATTGACAGCACGCCCAAGGAGGCCACCGACTGGCTGAAAGCCAAGGAGTCCCGAGACGCCGCGACCAAGGAATACCAAGGAGCCGTCAACAGGCTGTGCCAGCTAATCGGTGACAACCGAGGGATTGTCACGCCGGACGGCAGGTTCACCTGGTCGCGCTACAAGAAGAACGGTCAAGACACGAACGGCGGCATCAGGTTCGCCGCCGCCAAGAAAGAGAAGGAATAACTTTGGGAGCTATCACGCAGGCGAAACAGGAGATTAAGCAGTCCCAGCAGCAGGACAACTCTTTCGCCGGACTTATCAAGCGCTGCGCTCCGCAGCTGCAGGCAGTCATGCCGAAGGGCATGACCCCGGAGCGACTGACGCAGCTGGCGATCGCGACCTACAAGCAGACCCCGAAACTCGCCGAGTGCTCCGTACAGAGCATCCTCGCGTGTTGCATGAAGTGCGCCGAGCTTGGCGTCGAGCCTAACGACATTATGGGCAACGCATACGTCCTGCCTTACTACAACAGCAAGACCAAGCGCATGGAGGCCCAGTTCCAGCTCGGCAAGAACGGCATGTTGGAGCTGGTTCGCCGCTCAAAGCAGGTCAAGACCATCCGAACCCAGTGCGTCTACGAGGGTGACGACTTCGACTACTGGGAGGACGAGACGGGCGTGCATTTCAGCTTCAAGCCAAACCTGGATGCCGACCACGACAACAAGAACCTCAAGCTGGTCTACATGTCCTGTCACCTCAAGGACGGCGGCTTCGTCTTTCTCCAAATGAGCAAGAAGGAGGTCGACGAAATCAGGGAGCGCTCCAAGACCTCTAAGTTCGGACCTTGGGTGACCGATTATGCAGCTATGGCAGAAAAGACCGTCATCCGTCGAGCGTTCAACCGTGGCCTGCTGCCGCGCTCCGTCGAGGACGCCAACACCGTCGCGGCTGATGACAGCACTCCGATCGTCCTTGACGAGGAGGGCAACCGTATCTTCGAGGACCCGCTGGCTCCCGAGCCGACCGATGTACCCGCAAACGTAGACGTCAAGACTGGCGAGATTATCGAGGAGGTTTCCGAGTAATGCCCATCAACCACGAGCTTACTGAGGACGAGCGCAAGCTGGCGCTCAAAAAGGCGACCGAGGCGCGCAAGCAGCTCGCCGAGATTCGCCGCAAGTTGAAGTGGATGGAGGTCGAGCCGCTTGAAGTGCTCGACGCGCCCGAGGCACAGCGTATGCGCCTGCGCTACTTCATCGAGTCCCTGCCGGGCGTCGGCAAGACCAAGTCCAAGCAGATTCTTGAGGAGATTGGCATCGACGAGAAGCGCCGCCTCGGTAGCCTCGGTTGCCGACAGCGCGACAAGATCGTGAAGCTGCTCAACGAGAGGAAGAAATAGTGTCCATCAATCGAGTGTGCATCACGGGCAACCTGACCCGCGACCCCGAGCTTCGCGCCACCCAGAGCGGTTCGCAGGTGCTCAGCTTCGGCATCGCCGTCAACGACCGACGCAAGAACCAGCAGACCGGCGAGTGGGAGGACTATCCCAACTTCGTCGACTGCACCATGTTCGGCACCCGCGCCGAGAAGATTGCCAACTACCTCGCCAATGGCAGCAAGGTCGCCATCGAGGGCAAGCTGCGCTACTCCAGCTGGGAGAGGGACGGCGAGCGCCGTTCCAAGCTGGAGGTAATCGTGGACGAGATTGAGTTCATGAGCCGCCGAGACGAGCAGGGCGGTGCAGTCATCAGCACTCCTACGCCTGCTCCCGTACAGCCAGCAGCGCCCCATAAGGCGGTTCCTGTAGCCGCTGCCGAGGTCTACGACGAGGACATTCCGTTCTAGGAGGATTCAGATGAATCTTGAGCGCGACGGCGCGCCAGACGCCGGACCCAACTACGAGTGCGGACAATGCGAGTCGTTCGCGTTCATCGGCGAGAGCGGCTGCGGCTTCTGCAAAAGAAAGTACGCCCAGTGGTACGACGAGCGCCCGAGCATCGGCGCTGCGGACGTGCTCGAATGGGTGCAGGAGAACGCTGTAAACGAGAGCGACGAGCCTTGTAACGGCTTCGTCGAGTATTGATTTGTGTGCGGGTGCGGCCTTCATCGGCTGCGCCCGCTTCTGGAAGGAGGTGGCTTTTGAACGAGTGCAAGACGGGCGCCGTCGTGACTGACGGCGATTTCGACCGCGATGACTTCCGGCTGTGCATCGAGTGTCACTGCAAATGCGACTGGTTCAAGGCCAGCTACCCGTTGGCGGGTCGTGCGAACCCGCTGGAAGGAGATGGAACCGATGGAGATTAAGACCGTCGCCGAGTACGGGCACACGCCCGAGCGAAAGCACAAGGGCGATGCCGGAGCCGACATGCGGGCCTTCATCCCGCGTCCCGTGACCATCGGGGTCGGGGAGTCCGCCTGGATTGACCTCGGCGTGAGCATGGAGATTCCCGAGGGCTACTTCGGCCTGCAGGCCCCGCGCTCGGGACTCGGGTGCAACTACGGCATCTGCCTGGCGAACGGCGTCGGCATCATCGACTCGGGATACCGTGGTCCCATCAAGGCCAAGCTGCTCAACTTGGGCGAGAAGGCCTTCACGGTGTATCCGGGCGACCGTGTCTGCCAGATAGTGATCATCAAGTGCGAGGACGTCGATTTCCTGAGCGTCGACGAGCTGTCCGACAGTGACCGTGGCTCAAACGGATATGGCAGCACGGGAGTCGAGTAACGCACTTATATAAGAAGGAGGTTAAATGGCAGATGTAAAGATTTTCGCTGAGAATCTTGAGGAGAGCGTCAAGAAGCAGGTTGACGAGATTGCATCGTGTCCGGCTTTCGAGGGTGCCACGATTCGCATCATGCCCGACGCCCACGCCGGAAAGGGTTGCGTGATCGGGTTCACAGCGAACCTTGGCGACAAGGTTATTCCGAATCTGGTCGGAGTCGACATCGGTTGCGGTATGCTCTACGCTCCTCTCGACGAGCGTATCGACCGCTACGATTTGATTCAATTCAACCGCGACGTGAAGAAAGCTGTACCAACTGGGTTCAGCGTTCACAACGAGCCGAAATGCAGCCTTGAGAATGACTACGGTGTTGTGAATGACGCCTATCTCAAAGGGGTCGAGCGGATTGAGTGCTCCATGGGCACGCTGGGCGGCGGCAACCACTTCGTTGAACTCGACGAGGACGAGTATGGGTATCAATATCTTGTGGTGCACACCGGTTCTCGCAATCTGGGCAAACAGGTAGCCGAGTATCACCAGGCAATGGCGCAGGAAATGTGCAAGGAAGATGTTCCTCGCGATCTCAAGTACCTCGTGAGCTTTGCGGCAGGCGCATATCTCAACGACATGCGTATCTGCCAGAGATACGCCACTGATAACCGTTTCCACATTCTCAAGCAGATTAAGGAACGCACTGGAATCAAGTTGGACCTGAGCGCTCGATTCGAGACGATGCACAACTACATATCCGATGACAACGTTATCCGCAAGGGCGCAATCAGCGCACACGCTGGCGAGAAGGTCCTTATCCCGTTCAACATGCGCGACGGCTCAGTAATCGCCGTCGGCAAGGGCAACAATGATTGGAACGAGTCCGCTCCCCACGGCGCTGGTCGTGTCATGAGTCGTGCGCAGGCACGCGCCAACTTGGACACCGAGAAGTTTGTATCAGAGATGAAAGAGGCTGGCATCTACTGCCCGAGCGCCTGTGAAGCGACGCTCGACGAATCGCCTGAGGCATATAAGAGCGCCGACGAGATATTGCGGCTTATCGAGCCGACAGTTGAGGTCATCCATCACCTAAAGCCGATTTGGAACCTCAAGGCGACCGACATGAGGGGGTGGCGACATGACCGCTCCATGTAAACGTGAAACGGCATATGCCACCCCCGTAGTCGTGTTGTTCATCTTGATTGCCGTTGTCGGTTGCATCGGAGGTCGGTTCAAATGAAGCACGACTGCCAAAGCTGTGCCAAGTGGGACGATTTCAGCAGCGGATACTACGGCGTGTGCGAGCGCATTGCTCAGCACAACTACCTGCTGAACATCAAGAACAAACAGCTCTCAACGGGAGAGTTTATCGACTGCATCATCGACAGCATCACGCCATGCGATGGATCGTGCATGTTCTGGGCCGGTGCCAAATGCGATATGTAAGCATCTTTTCTGGTGTAGAGGCGGCGACGCTCGCTTGGGAACCGCTCGGATGGGAACCGCTCGCGTTCTGCGAGATAGACGACTTCCCGAGCGCTGTACTTGCCGAGCACTGGCCGAACGTCCCGAACCTCGGGGACATCACCAAAGTAGATTGGAAAAAGGAGATTCATGGAGCAGTTGACCTTGTGGTCGGAGGAAGTCCCTGCCAATCCTTCTCCATCGCAGGAAAGCGAGAAGGTCTTAAGGGAGCTTCTGGACTCATGTTCGAGTACATACGTTGTGTTCAAGAGCTTATGCCTCGGTGGTTCCTGTGGGAGAACGTCAAGGGAGCGCTCTCGTGTGAGGGGGGGGCGGCTTTCGGACAGCTGCTCGGAGAAATGGATGCCCTCGGGTACGGTTTGGCGTGGCGAGTACTGGACGCGCAGTTCTTCGGCGTGGCCCAAAGGCGCGAACGTCTCTTTCTTGTCGGACACCTTGGAGACGCGTGCGCCTGCGAAGTACTCTTTGAGCCAGAAAGCATGTGCTGGGATACTCCGTCGAGCCGAGAAAAGAGGAAAGCCGTTGCCGCCGCTTCTGGACGCAGCGTTGCGCAAGGTGGCGGAACAGGGCGCCTAAACCCCGATGACCAGCACGACACCTTCTCGATCGCCGGGAACATCATCGGACGCAAGCCAGAGAACGGCGGCAACGGGGGTGGGTTCCAAGAACCTGGGGAGCCTATGTACACCCCGACGACGATTGACCGTCCGGCGGTGGCGTTCAAGTACCACCAAGGCTCAAAAGCAGGCGGCATCGGAGCTGCCGTAGAGCAGTCACCGACACTCACTGCCGACTATCACAATCCTGCGGTTATGTACGAGGAGAGTGAGACATGCACAGCTGGCTTATCCGAGACAGGGCAGGCAAACCAGGGGGGGCAAAGGACCTTTGATTCAAGATGAAATCAGCGGGACCCTGAGCACTGTCAACAACCAGAGCCTCGTGTGCATGACCGACACGCAGAAGAACACGAGCGTGGACACCGAGGTTTCTGGAACAATCAGCGCCCACACTCGCAAAGACCCGCCAGTCGTCGCTTTCAAGAACCACCAAGGAGCGGCGAACGGCAGCGGCACCGACGAATCGGAGCCGATCGCAGGTTATCACAACCTCAATGATAATACGACCGCAGAAAGCGGCATCAACTCGGTAGTTCGCCGCCTGACTCCGCTGGAGTGCGAGCGACTGCAGGGTTTCCCTGACAACCACACCAGAATCCCGTGGAAGGGAAAACCTGCCGAGGAGTGCCCGGACTCGCTGCGCTACAAGGCGTGCGGCAACAGCATGGCTGTCCCAGTCATGCGCTGGCTCGGCGAGCGTATCGAGGCGGTCGACAGGCTATAGAGCAGCAGAGCCGTCGGATTCCCGGCGGCTCCACCATTGGAGAACAAATGAATAACATCAAGGTCAAGTCCGTCAAGTTCAGCGGACCTGCAACCATCGTCTTTTTCGAGGACGGCACCAAGGCCGTCACCAAATGCAGGGATGGCGACGAGTACGACATCAACCTCGGCGTCTCGTGGGCCATCTGCAAGAAGGTCGCACGCGACATGGGAGCCACCGTAAAGGATTTGATCACAGCCGTCGTGCCGCAGGAGTCGTACCGCACGATGCCGACGTTCACCACGCGCGTCTCGGTGCGCACCATCGCGCAGCTGTTCTGCGATACCAGCATCGACTTCCTTGTTGATGCGGGTATCGAGGAGTCGCATGACGCAGCCGAGTCCGTGGCCTTCAAGCAGGCCTTCGACGAGTCCCTGTGGCCAGAGAAAGCCTACGCCGGAAAGCGCCCCGGCCCCGGCAACAGCAGGTACAAGCCTCTAATCGACGCTTTTATCGACAGCGGACTGTCAGTCATCAAGCACAAGTACACGACGAGTAGCACCGACTACCGCGTTGGCCGCAAGGCATCAAACAACGTGCAGTCCTGCATCGAAAGTTACATCAGGACAAACGGGCTCTCCGACATTATCCGCGTATATCGGGACAACGGCTACGTCTGCATCGCGAGGCTCAACAAATGACGGACAAGAAGAAGCCAGCGGGCAAATGGCACGCCGTATTGCGCGATGACGGCAAGCGCTACGTGAGCGTAACTGCCGCAGCCGTGTCGGTTGCAGCCGCTAAGTCCACCATCAGTACGGCATGCCGAGACGGGAGCATGGTCGGCGGCCACTATTTCAGCTACGAGGAGGACGGGCGCCGCTATGCCTGCACCTGCAAGATTTGCGGCAAGGCTTTCGGCGGCTCAGCGAAGAACGCCGTCTACTGCTCGCAGGAGTGCAGAGACGATGGCAGGCGCAGGATTCACACGTCAAGCAGATGCCGCAACGGAGTCGGCACCAGGGCTGGATACGTATCCAAGAACGCAAAAGTCGATTCGTATCTAAGGATACGCAACGTAAGGGAGGAATGGAAATGACCGAGAGCCGAACCAGAACGCAGGTGCTCTGCGATCTGGTCTGCAAGCTGACCAAGACCATCGAGTTCCTGAGCAACAAGTCGACCAGCAAGTACTCGGGGGCCATGGTCTGCAAGCTCCTCAAGGAGGTCCAGGACGAGGTTTCGGCGGCATTGTGGGCGGCCGAATGAGCGAGTACGCAGTGCATTACAAGCATGGCAGCATCGAGACTGCCGACAAGATTGAGGCCGTCACCGAACTGCTCGGCAAGAGCGACATGGTCGGCGGCGCCTATATCTCGGACGTGGCCCACGCGCTCAAGTACTTCGACCGCGCCGGACTCAAGGACGATTACGACGAGGACCTTTATAAGTGCGCCGATTGGCTGCACCGACTTATCACTGGCAAGTTTCTGAACGAGGTGGAGGGCGAGAAATGATTACCCCGCTGAAAGACATGGACGGGAACTATATCCCGCTGGACACGACCCGTCTCTACGATGGTGACGGAGCGCTTGTCAAAGTCACCGCCTATTCTTACATGGCTGATTCTGGAACATGGTGCATTGTCGACTCATGCGGAGAGATTTTCTTTCCGTGCAACCTTCATCAGCATAGGCCGTCTGCGGACGATTCCGTAGAGGAGTTATGGCGCCATATGGAAAAGTGTTTTGTCGAGCTTCGGGAGCGTTGCAAATGATCGAGCTACCGAAAGACCATGAGGGCCGCGAGATTCCGCTTGATACCGAGGTGCTGTATGACAACAACGGCGTGAAGTTCAATGTGGACGAGTTCAAACTCTGCGCACTGCCATCATCACGGACAAGTTTCTGGACAATCAGAGGTGTATTCGAGGACGAAGAGGAGAAATGCAACTTCTTGCCGCATCTCCTGCATCTAGTCCAGCCCGACAGCTGGAAGAGGCTGCTGGATGACTTGGACAAGGCGGCAAGCAAAACGTACTGCGGCGCCTGCACCTATTTTGGCATGAACTCAACCAATTGCGACAAGTGCACCATTGGCGATCTAAGCAGCTGTGACTCAGCTGCCATGCGCGACATTGCATACCGTATCCGCAAACTGAGAGGTGATGCCTAATGAGCTGCTATTTCTGCGACGCGTCTCGTATTGAATCTATACACGACTTTCCACATCACGGATTTCCAAACAAGACAATTGGGACTATGACTCTGATGCGCCATTACGATGGCGAGCCTATGGTCAAGGTCGAACTGGATACAGATGTGACGCTCGACATCAGGGTAGATGGGTCGTTCCGTGGTTGCGAGGATGTCAGCGTGACAGCTACAGGCTTCATCGAGGGCGTCAACTTCTGCCCGTTTTGCGGACGCAAGCTGTTGGGTGATGACTGATGGACAAGATCAACCTTAAGCCGTGTCCGTTCTGCGGCGGCAAAGCCGAATTCGTGTCATCTAGTCCATGCGGAATTGGACCATTCAGCGTTTGCTGCGCACGCGGGAACCCGTGCTGGATTCATCCGAGTACGGACTACTACGATACGAAAATCGTGGCAGCGGCCATATGGAATAGGAGGCTACCCAATGGAGCTTAAACCTTGCCCGTTTTGCGGACTGCCTGTTTACAAGAAGCCGTATACGCGTCTGGGCAGAGGCTCATGGATTAGGCAGGGCGCAATTCGTTGCAGTTGCGGAACCGAAATGCGCATACGCACAATCAGCAAACATACTGCCGAGCTGTACGAGCGCAACTTTTGGCGTATTGATCAAGACAAAGCCGTCTATAGCGGCGATGTGAACGACGTGGATGCCGTCATTCAGTTCACCAAGGACGAGCTTGTCAAGCGGTGGAACACAAGGGGCGACAATGCTTAGCTTCTGGCGCCACCCCATCATCTTCATCAGGCGCCTGCTGCTGCCGACATGCAGTACGTGCATCAACTACGACAGCGATCGCGGTACTGGGTTCTGCGACTGCAAGGAGTACTGCGACCACTACGAGAAGCTGGAGGGTGACGAACTCGAGCACGCGTTCTGCTCCGAGGTTCGAGGTACCCGGTACTGCAAGTACGAGGAACTTTACTAACAACACAACCAAATAAGGAGGAGGATATGGACTCCAACGCTATCAAGGAGATGGCCAACCAGCTGGGCGTCGGTGCCGACTACCTGCTGAACCACCTGTCCGAGTTCGCGCCGAAATGGGCCGCCATGCAGGTCGCCAAGAGCGGCGTAACCTGCCTGTTTCTGGCGGTCGCGCTCGCAGTGGCGATTCGCATACTTATGTGGGCCGTCCACTCGAATGACGACAGCGACACGGATTACTGCCATGACGTGACGTGCTGTTTCTCAAATGACAGTATCTTCGTGATCATAACCTGCGGCATCGTAGCCCTTTGCTTGTTCATAGCGCTAATGTGCTGCGCAACCGACCTGATGACGCATATCGCGTCTCCCGAGGCGGCCATGCTGAACGACATGCTGCAGGCGGTGCAGAAATGAATAAGCGAGCGATGATTTCTCAGCCCATGGCTGGTAAGACAGACGAGGAAATCGCGGACGCAAGGGATAAGGCGCACGCTAAGCTGCGTGAGATGGGCTACGAGTTCGTAAATACCCTGTTCACAGACGAATGGTACAGCGACGAGGCTATGAAGAAGCGCGGCGTCGTGCAGATTCCGCTCTGCTACCTTGCGAAGTCGCTTGAGAACATGAGCCTGTGCCATGCGGCCTACTTCTGCAAGGGCTGGGAGAATGCACGCGGATGCCGCATCGAGCACGATGCCGTCGTCGCGTACGGGCTAGAGGTGCTGTATGAGGATTAGTGACGACGAACGCCGTGAGGTAGCGGCGCGACTGAGAAACCAACTCACATACATGCGAGAAAACGGGGAGTACTACAAAAACGACCTCGACCTTGTGGAATGCGGTAACAGCGCCTACCGCAACATCGCGGATTCAGTTGAGAAATACAGCAACAACTTTACTGGCTACTACATCCACATCGTCGAGAAGCTCGCCGACTTAATCGACATTCCCACATGCGTCATGACAAACGTTGGTGGCGATTTCGAGAACTCATTCCAGTGCTCCAATTGCATGAACGAGTTCGACATGCCCGACTTCGATCGGTATCCGTACAAGAGATGCCCCGAGTGCGGAGCGGTGGTAATTGATGCAAATTAAGAAAGAGCTACGTGGCCAAATCAACGATTTATGTAGAACCATGCGCGATGCACAAGATGATTGGTACGCACGAATCCATGCGCCGTGTCGTTATTTCGGTGCCTGCAGTACCAGCGTTAAGAAGCCGCTCAAGGCATCGTGTGCCAACTGCCGCGCCGAGCGCATGGTGACTTTCGACAACGCACTAGCCGACGTGGACTGCTACACGCTCATGATTATCGACTTTCTGAAAAGCTGTGGCGTGGAGGTGGAAGATGAAAGCTAAGCGCACCGTCTACCTGGTCGTCGACTACGGCGGCGAATGGGAGGACAAATGGGATTCTCCTTATATGGCGTTCGACAACGAACATGATGCTGAGGTGTGCGCCGAGAAGCGATGCAAGCGCAACAGGTACGACGGAAAAGAATGGCCTGAGACATTTTGGGACGAGTACAGCTTCTCCGGTGTCGTACCGATCTCAGTGCTCATGGAGGTTGCCGATGATTAAGTGCAAGCTCGTCGACAGCTTTTCGGGCAACAACAAGCATTACAGCTGGGACATAGAGAGCGATGGCAGTCGTATCTACATGATTGACTGTGACGCTTTTCGAGTTGCCGATGGACGCTATACGCTGGTGTATTTCGTTTACGACAGCAAGAGCGACAGAGTTAACCGACTTCCGAACCAATTATTCGTCGGCGAGTTAACGGAGAGCAGAGCGCTCGCTTTGATTACAAGCCACCTCGGCATAGAGGTCGATGACGGCATAGAGGACGATGGATGGATCGTACTCGGAACTATTACAGATAAGGATGATGATGGATGGATAACTCTAAACGAGCACTCGCCGCGACCGTGGCCTTCATCTTGGCAGTGGTGGGTATTATCGCGACCTTGGGACTATCTGGCTGCACCGAACGTGCTCAGGTCAGCCACAACCTATCCCAAGATGCCGACAACTTTAACGTTCGCCGCCGAGTGACCGTTATCAACATGCGCTCGGACAAGGTTCTGTTGCAGATGGAGGGCTGTCTTTCAATCAGGACAGACACCGAAACCAATGAGCTGAACGTTATCGCCGAGCTGCCAAACGGCGAGTACCAGAAGCATTTCATCTACCTCAATGATTGGACTATGTACACGGTGGAGCAAGTCGATTCCACCAAGACCGACAAGTACAACTATGAGTTCAACTTCCTGCCGCAAGAGCTGCCCGGCGTGAAGATCACAAGCAAGGACTAGTCGATCGGAGCGCCCGGCACAATACTGGGCGCTCCACTTTGGAGGCAACATGGCACCGACTCTCAGGCGCTGCCCTTTCTGCGGCGGCGAGGTGTACGTCCGTGATGTCATCATCATCGGCGGCACCGAGGAGTTCGAAATCAGGCACCGCGACGAGGATGCGGCCTATAGGGACGACTGCCCGATGGTGGTCGGGCTGTACCCGAGCGATGGCGAGTTGGTCGCAGCCTGGAACGGCTCAAAATAAGCTCAAAATAGATCTATTGATAGGGGGTCACTATATGGCGGAACGAAGAATGTTCGCCAGAACCATCGTCGAGTCGGACGCCTTTCTCGACATGCCGCTGTCTGCGCAGTCGCTCTACATCCACCTCGGGATGAACGCGGACGACTGGGGCTTCGTCAACAACCCGCGCTCAATCCGCAGGATGTGCGGCTCTTCGGAGGACGATTTGAGGCTGCTGGTGGCGAAGAAGTTCATCCTGACGTTCGACTCCGGCGCGGCGGTCATCAAGTCGTGGTGGGTCAACAACTACGTCCGGTCGGACAGGCGCCACGCAACTCGCTACCCAGACGAGTTAGCCACGCTTTACATTGACGAGAACAAGTCGTACACGACGAGGGACACGGGTTTACCTGCGGATATGTTCAAGCCGGTAGCCAAAGTGGATACACTTGGTAGCCAACTGGTAGACAAACTGGAGACACTTGACTGTCAGTTGGTAGACAAAGTGGATACCGAGGTTAGGTTAGGTAAGGTTAGGTTAGGAGAGAGTACTAGTAACTCCTCTAGGGTTGATACTCAACCTAATCCCAAGGGTTTTGGCGCGTGCGCGCCCGAACAACCGAAAAAACGGCGGGCGAAGAAGTTCGTGAAGCCCACGATTCCCGAGGTCGCCGAGTACGCCGAGGGCTTCATCAAATCCAGAAACCTGCGATTAACAGGGGAAACGTTCCGAGCCGAAAGGTTCGTCTCGTGGTACGATGCTAACGGCTGGAAAGTCGGCAAGAACCCGATGAAGGACTGGAAGGGAGCGGTCAGGACATGGATTTTCAAGGACTACGTGGACGATTCCGCTACCGCTACGGCGGCTGACGCCCAGTCCCTCGACGCCTTCGACTTCGCCGGGACGTTGTGATGGAGCCGAGGACGTGTTCCACCTGCGGATTCCCGATTGAGCGCAGGGTCTGGGACGTTGACCGCGAGCTGCTGATTCCCTGCAAGTGCAGGTGCTCTACGCTCGAAACCCGCAGGTCGGAGTGCTTCCCCATCCCGGAGATGGCGTCCCAGACCTTCGCCGCCGACGACGGGAAGTTCGGCTCCGACGTGGTCGAGAAGTGCAGGAAGTACGCCGACAAGCTGCCGGACCTGCATTCGGGGCTGCTGCTTTTCGGGCCTCCCGACAGCGGCAAGACGTTCCTCAGCTGCTGCATCGCCAACGCCGCGCTGGATAAGGGCATGAGGGTGCTGATGCGCTCGATGCCTTGGGTTCTCAGCCGCAGGTACGGCGATGTGGCCGACACGATCGAGGAGCTGGGGCACGCAGAACTTCTGGTGCTCGACGACCTCGGGGCAGAGCGGGCAACCGACTACGGCCGCGAAATCGTCTACAGCGTCATCGACACCCGCTACCAGAGCCGCAGGCCGACCGTCATCAGCACGAACCTGACGAGGACGGAGCTGGCGGCACCCGACGACATGGCCTGCCGCAGGACGTACAGCCGAGTCCTGGAGATGTGCCTGCCGCTGGAGGTTGACACGGGCCGTAGGCGCTCGACCCGAGAGCGCTACGCGGACATGGCCAAGGAGTTCGGCTGGTGAGCACATCGCTCAAATGGGCTTAGAAAGCCACAGGATTTGATTTAAGGGCACTTTCTGGTTTGAAACCAGTCAGTGTCCTTTTTTGTTTAAAACGGGGGCTTAAAACGGCTCTCATTCGTTCGGAAGGAAGTTCTGTTGGACGAGACTGAAACCAAGGCATCGCTCGTGAAGCAAATCGTCGGCGTGATTGCCGCCATCGTCGGCATAGTCATCGTCATCGTCGCCCTGCTCTTGGCCGAGGCGTGGGTGGTCTCCACGCTGCTGTCAATCGCGTTCGGCGTTGAGTGCCTGAACCTGTGGGCGCTCGCAGGCCTAATCGCCCTGTTCAACCTGTCCGTCCACGCCAAGAGCGACCGCTAGTGCTGCGACAGGGCGAAATCAGCCAGTCGCTCCACGACTTTCGCGGATACCAAGTCACCGCACGCTCTCTGGAGCGCCTGAAACGCCAGCTCAAGACCACCAAGCCGCAGGTCGGCAAGGAGCGAATCGGCTGGTGCATAGACAGGTGCGAGGAGATTCTGGACCGCGCGTGGGACGACGTCGCTGAAATCGAGTGGACCTGCGGAGACACCGCCTGCCAGCTGGTCGTTCGCCACTTCCTGTTCGACGAGGACTGGCACGACGTCGCCGCAGACATGGGCATACCCTACGACAAGGCCAAGAAGATCGCCTACGCGGCCGTCAAGTCTCTCGACTCCAGAGACGTTTGTTAGACCCCGTATGCGAGACTCGACTATAGGTTTTATTGATAGGGGGTGAAGGTGAAGCGATGCAACTACTGCGGTCGGCTTCTGGACGCGTCCGAGTTCAACCGCAACCGCGCCAACTCCGACGGCCTGCAGCGCAAGTGCCGCGAGTGCCAGCACGCCGACAACAGGCGAAGGGCCAGCGTTTTCGGCTACGCGCAGTACAACCGCTACATAGTCCACGGCCGCTACGCCGACGGCAGGTGATGTCGTGGTACCCGCAGCCGATCGGAGAGCTGGACAGCCCCAGGGTCCGCAGGCTCACGGACTCATGCGGGGCCGAGGGAGCGGGCGTTTGGCTGGCGGCCAAGTGCGAGCTGTACCGCGCCGCCGCCGAGGGCCTTGAGCTGACGTTCGACGAGCTGTCCCGTGCCGTCTCCCGAGATTTGGGCATCAGCCGGAAAAAGTCGCAAAGCGTGCTTGAGACCGCCGCGAAGTGCGGCGTTTTCGAGGTGAAAAACGACGAGAAGCGAACGGTTTCAGGCTATGGGTTCCAGCAGGAGGTCGAGAGGTACAACAGCATCTCCGACCAGCGTAAACGCGCCGCCAACGCCCGTTGGTGGAACGATAAAGTATAGGTTATAACCGTTCATAGGAGGTATGCAAATGCATATGCACTTGCATTGCCATAGCATAGCATTACATAACAGGCAGAGCATTGGCTAGGCGTCCCGGGGGCATACTGGCGTCCCTGACGGTCGGCGAGCTGGCCTTCCTGCGGGTCGTGGGCCGCTGGCACCGCGACGGCTCCCCGTTCTGCTCCACCGAGGTAACGAGGCACGGCGACGAGCTGGACAGGAAGTTCTTCTGCAGGTGCGGTAGGGACGGCATCGCCGAGATATGCGGCGGGCTTGTGTCCAAGGGCCTCCTGAGGCGGGAGAGGGGCACCCACAGGTACTCGCTCACATCCATTGGGGTAGGGGGGTACGCGGAGTTCAGGGACACGTTCGCCAAGCCCCTGCGCGACTCCAAGGGCAGGGTGCTGCCGAGACGAGATGCAGCGACGGAGGATGATTCATGACCCAAGGCAGGTACGGGAACAGCCCTAATACGCAGACGCCCGCCAATAACAGCGAGACGCTGGATATGATCAGGGAGCTTATCAGGTGGCCGTCCATCGACGCGGGCGACCCGGAGCAGCTGATGCAGCGGTTCGAGGACTACGTGGACCTGTGCGAGCGGCACGACTCAAAGATTCTGGTGAGCGGCATGTGCCAGAGCTTCGGCATGACGCGCGGTGAGGTCCTGGACTGGGCAAAGGGCAAGAGGACTAGGCTGGACAAGGTGCTGAGCACCGAATCTGCTGCCATACTCAAAAATATTTTGCAAAGTTTGGAAGTTTCTTGGGAATCGGCGATGCAGAATAACGGCTACCGCAACCCGGTGACAGGAATCTTTCTCGGTAAGAACAATTTCGGCTACAGGGACGAGTCCCAGACGGTCATCAAGCACGAAGATGCAGCTCAGGGGCCTACAAAGGCCGAGCTGGAGGCCAAGTACATGGCCGCGCTGCCAGCCGAGGACGTGACGATCGAGAAGGTCGAGGAGCTGCCGCCGAGCGACTAGAAAGCGAAAGACCCCCCTGCAATAAACGCAGAGGGGTCTTTTTTTATGCCGACTTTCGTGGACACTAACGACTTTCGCGCGCACTATAGGGCCGTCACGACTTTCGCAGCCACTAAGGGCGAAAAATCCGATCGGGCGCCGGGGACTTTACGACTTTCGCGCGCACTATAGGGTTTTCTGGTTCTGGCTTTCTGGCTATGGCTCAAACTGGCTGTGGAACGGCCGTTTTCCGGTTGCAGGGTTTTGGTGCGATCGGGCGCGTTTTGGCGTATCTAGCTGCTATATAGGCGCTCATAGGCCGCGTCTGATATGCCCGTATGAGGCGCTGCAATGCCCCAAAAACGGGCGTAAAAACGTCGGCGGTGTAGCAGTGCCAGGGGCGTAAAAACGGGGCTAGAATCGCCCTAGAAACGGGCTAGAACGGGGCGCGGATACGCAGGGCGCGGGCGTTGCCCAGTATGGACGGCCTCCATAGGTTGAACACAAATGACGCGCGGATAATAGGCGCTCACGCGGCATCGGTGGCTAGGATCGACAACGAAAAACGGCCCACGGGGCGAACCGTGAGCCGTTGCAGGAGGCACAAAAAACGGCCCCGACAAACGCCGGGGCCGCGTGCTAGTTCTTTAGCAGAAAATAAAGTACGAGGACGGGCAAAATTACGGGGGCAAGGGCGATAGCGCCCAGATATACAAATACGTTTTTCACGGGCTGCACCTCCTTTTTAGCTGATTCTAGCGAAAATATAGGCGCAAACGATAGTGCCGAGGACGCCGACGAGGACACCGAGCCAGTACGCGTACCAAGTTGACGTTTTGGCAAGCTCAAACAGCATTACGCGGCCTCCTCGACGCTGAAATAATCACGGGCGACGCTTGCAACCTCGGCGGCGTCGTAAACGTCCTCAAACTCGACGGCGTATAGGCTGTCTACGGTATCCCACGTTTCGAGCGTATGGCCCTCGTCGTCGTGCCATACGTGGCGGCGCTCCAACGTTAGCTGATAGTAGTCGCCGTTATACCAGTGCTCCCAGTCGGATACGGCGCCGTCGAGGTCAACGCCGCCCTCGCTCGGCACTGCAACTACGCAGTCAATCCAGTCCAACGGGCATTGACCCGGTAGCGTCTTGTATACGGCCTTATAGCCGTTGCGCTCCAAGTGTTTTACGAGGGCGGCGCCAACGCTGCTATATCCAGCAAAACGGTAGTTGTTAACGGCCTCCTCGACATCTTCCAACGCGCTCATAACGTCGGGCGCGCCCTCGTGTATGTCGAGGTTATTGCATGAGGCTACCTCATATAGCAGCGTGTCGTAACGGTCGGCGGGGGTATCCGGCACGGTCGTATCGTAATCGACGGCGACGCGGTACGACGGTGTGAGCTGGTACGTGTTAATCATTCTGATCCTCCCAGTAATCGGAGAACATAAAGAAGCAGATGGAATAGATAGCAACGTCGTCGAACGGGTCGACGCCGGTTGTACCGGCGTCCCCTGCTGATTCCCAGTGGCCGCCGTGGCGCTCCTCGACGGCTATTAGGTAGCGACCGGGCGCGGCCGTGGTGTATACGGCCGCGCGAACGTTGTTAACGAGGGCGACGGTGTGCAAGAGACTCATTTCTAGTACCTCGCGCTATATGCGCGGTTGTATGCCTCGCGCGCGTCTGAAAACATGCTGCAAGGCTCGTATAGCTTTTTGATCCTCGTCTGGTATTTATCGCGCTCGTCGTGCAGTTTCTGCTTTAGGGTTAGCATCTTTTTTGCGGCCGCGCGTATTTCCGTAGGTGTAGGGATATGCTCGTTTTGCTCCAGGTGCGTAACGTTGATGGTAACGGTATCGTTTGCGGCCCGGTCGAACATATCAAAACGGTACGCGTTGTTATACGACTCGCGGTCAAGACTCACGTATAGATGCGCGTATCCGCCAAACGTTCCGTTGTAGATACTCACGTTTGCGGGGCCGTCGACATACTCACGGGCGCCGGAGACGCGCGCGCCTCCTAGCTCCTCCTCGATAGCCATAGTAACGCGCCTAACCTGCTTATATCCGGCGTTCGCGCCGTTTAGGTACTGGGCGTTTAGGTTTACAAGCTCGACGGCCGCCGTTGCATAATGCAGGCGCGCGGCGTACTTGTAACCCTCAAGCAGGTATTTTGAGTAACGCGCGGCCGCGTCGAGTTCGTTGGTGGCGTCCTCAATCTTTTTCAGTTCCGCGCCTTTTTCCTCCAAGCCTTCACCACTGCGTTTGGCCTGAATATAAGCATCGAGCGCGGCGCTATACTGCTTCTTGAGGTCAGACATACTTGCCTCGTGAGTGTCTAGCACTACTTTCTCAGCGTCTGCAAGCTCTAACATATGCGCGGCCTGCTTGACGGCCTTTTTAACGTCGTCGTTGGTTTCAAGCGTGGTAAACTTCTTCATGGTATGCCCTCCAATAGCGTACCGGTGGCCCGTGCGAGTACCGTCGCGCGGGCCGTTTTTATATGTCGATGAAATGCCGGCTATTTAGTGCGAACTGGCATAACCAGCATCTGAGCCGCGCCACGTTCGCCAGTGCATTTGACCAAACTGGCCTGGTTGGGGCTGAACGTGAATACGGCCCTTTTTTCCTTTTTGTTGGTAATCTGGCGCACGGCCTTACATGCGCGTTCGATATACGCCGCATTGAAACATGCGACGCCCGGCGTCGCGTTGTCGGCGTCGTTAATAAGGCGGTCGAGATTATCAGCGCCGGGATACGTGAACGTTTGCAGCACGAAAACGTTAATAACGGCGTCGAAATGCGTGAGCTTTAGCGTTCCGTCCTCGACTGCAAGATTGTAAAGCGCGTTAGCCTGGAGCTTTACAGCTGCAAGGGCTTTAGCGTCGGCCGCGCTCAGCAGGGCCGTAAACTGGCCGCCCTCGTCGTTTTTGCAGGTGTAACGGAACGCGGTGAAGCTGTCGGTTGCATATACGCTAACGCTATCAGCAGTAGCGTTAATCAATACACAGGTAAGCGCTGGACGGTCGTTCTTGCCATAGGTAAACAGGGTTGCGGCCTTAATAGCGGCCTTTAGTTCGTCGTTGTAGTTGATGCTGTTAGCCATTTCGTTTCGTCTCCTTGATAGGCTTTTTCCGTTCATTCAATCGGATATAGGCTATATCCGTTCGCATAGCCTATTTTCGTTTTCGATCCTCCTTAGATATATAGGCTATGCCCGTTCGTTTGTGTCGAGCTGTAAACCGTTGAGTTTGTGGCTCGCCGCTCGACGTGTTCACTATAGCACCAGCATTAAGCAGGGGTACCGGGCAGTTTTTCAATCCTCACCAGGGCGGCTACTAAGCCCCCCGACCGCCGAAAAAAACAAAAAGGCCTTTACAGCCGAACGGGAATACCCTATATTGTCGGTAACGGAAGGAGACAACATGAACTACTCGGATGCCTATAGGCAAATCATGAAATCGCGCGGCTACACGCAGCGTGAGCTGGCGGCGGTCATCGGCATAGCGCAGGGTTCGCTGTCCTGCTCGCTGAAAGAGGGCAACCCTACGCTCTCGACGGCGGGGAAGTACCTAGGACCTCTCGGCTACAAACTGGCATTGGTGCCCGTCGGCTCCAGACTGCCGGACGGCTCGGTCGTAATCGACCAGCAGTAGGTGGGCGGCCATGATTTACGGATACGCCCGAGTGTCCACCAAGGGACAGCTCAGGGACGGCAACTCGCTGGACGCCCAGCACGACGCCCTGAGAGACGCCGGGTGCGCCGAAATCGTCCAGGAGGCGTTCACTGGCACCACGACCGACCGACCGGAGTTCGACGCCCTGCTGGAGCGCCTAGAGGACGGCGACACGCTGGTAGTGACCAAGCTCGACCGAATCGCGCGTACCGTCACAGGCGGCTGCGAGGTCGTCAGGTCGCTCCTCGACCGTGGCGTCAGCGTCCGCGTGCTCAACATGGGCACCTTGGACAACACCCCGGTAGGCAAGATGATGGTCTCCGTGATGTTCGCCATGGCCGAGTTCGAGCGCGACATGATCGCCCAGCGCACCTCGGAGGGCAAGGCCGTGGCACGCCAGAAACAGGGCTGGCGCGAGGGCAGGCCTCCCGCCGAGGTGGACATAGAGGAGTTCAAGCGCCAAGTCCTGCTGGTGCAGGCCAAGAAGCAGACGCGCCGCGACGCCTGCGAGCATCTTGGGATATGCGCCAGCACATACACCAAAATCAAGCGCCGTCTGGTCGACTCGGGAGAGCTTGACCATTAAGCGCGCGCCCCGCTGGGATTGACCCGGCGGGGCTTTTTCTTTGCCGCACGAGCGGAAACCGCACCGCCGCGACCCTATGCGGCATGGATGCACTTACCAAGAACATACTCAACTACATCTCGCTGAACCCGAGGGACATCGGAGCCTACCGCGACCTTGTGTCCATGCAACACCAGCGCAGGCATGACGGCACCGACGAGCACGACGCCCTGAAAGCGTCGCTCGACGCCGTTATTGCCGCCATGAGGGGCGGATGGGCCGACGTGGAGGGCATTTCCGCACTCATGGAGGCCCATCGCGATCTGCTGACGCTCGACGGCAAGTGGGACTTCGACTCGTTCGCGCAGGCGATGGAAATCGACCGAACGCCGGACAGCAGGCTCTGGCTCCCGAGGCGAAAGCAGCTGTGGAGGCTCTATCAGGAGCTGCAGTGGTTCGAGACCGACCCGAACGCCGAGTTCCTGAGCGTGTCGATGCCTCCGAGGACTGGCAAGTCGTCCAACTGCTCAATGGCAATGGTCTGGCACCTCGGGCGCGACCCGTTGCACTCCAACCTGATGACGGCGCACTCAGACAAGTTGACGAAGCACTTCTACCAGCAGTGCCTGCAGTTCGTAATCGACCCGGAGTACCGATTCTCCGAGATTTTCCCCGACTCGCCGCTCGTCTGGCAGTCCTCCGAGGACGAAGCCTTTTCTCTCCGCAAGCACGGCGCGTATCCGACATGCACCTGCCGATCAATCGAGGGCACGCTGACTGGCGCCGTCGAGGTCGGCGAGGGCGGCTGGCTGTATGCGGACGACTTGGTCAAGGACCTGGAGGAGGCAATGTCCCCGCGCCGACTGGATGGTAAGTGGAGGGACTATGTCAACCAGTGCTACGACCGCCGCAAGACTGGCTCTAGGCAGCTCATGGTCGGCACGCGCTGGGACGTGAACGACCCCATCGGCCGCATGACGCGACTCCATGAGGGCGAGAGAAACTTCCACATCCTGACCATCCCCGCGCTCGACCCCATAACGGGCGAGAGCAACTTCGACTACCTGTACGGAGTCGGGTTCGACCGCAAGTACTACCTGGACATGCAGCGCACCACCGACGCCGCGACCTATGCCGCCAAGTACGACGGAACTCCGTTCGTCCGAGAGGGACAGCTGTACAGCCCGGACTCGCTGGAGCGCTATCTGGAGCTGCCCGCAGGGGAGCCGGACCGCGTCATGGCGGTAGTCGACACCAAGGGCGCGGGAGAGGACTACTGCGCGATGCCCATCGCCGCCCAGTGGCGAGGCTCAGACAAGTGGTTCATCGTCGACTTCCTGTGCGACCACTCCGCTCCCAAGACCGTGAACCAGCGCCTGGTGAACTTCATCGACAAATACGGCGTCCAGCAGGCGCGTTTCGAGTCCAACGCCGCTGGCGGCAAGGTCGCCGAGGACGTCGCGGAGATGCTCAAGGAGAAGGGCGCTCTGTGCGCCGTCTCCAAGAAGTACACCGGGTCGAACAAGGAGACCCGAATCCTCGCAAGCTCCACTTGGGTCATCGACAACTGCGTTTTCAGGGACACGAAGCTCTATGAGCCGGGTTCCGACTACTCGATCGCCATGGGCCAAATCACCTCATACGTGCTCGACGGCAAGAACCAGCACGACGACGCGCCGGACGCGCTGTCGATGCTCGCGGACTTCCTGAGCAAGTCGCGCCGCGCGAGGGCGCGAGTCACCAAGAGGCCGTTCTAATCCGGCACGAAGGTTTTCGGCACCGAACCGAACATCTCCAGAAGGGGCGCAATCCCCATCGAATCGCTGCTGGCTGGCCGTTTTCACCTCCTTCCTTCCGGCCAGCCAGCATCGAGCGAGAATCGGAGATAAGTTGGCTGAGACCTACAGCGAATCTGAAAACGAGGGCATCCAGAGCACCCTGCTCCACGGCAGGAGGCGCATCGTGTGCGGCGAGCAGAACATCACCGCCGCGAACGTGCGCGAGGTGCTGGACCGCTCCACGATGGTCCACGGCTGCAACTCCTCCGACATCGACTACCTGTGGAGGTACTTCCTGGGCTACCAGCCCGTCATCTACCGCCGCAAGGAAGTCCGTCCCGAAATCAAGAACATCGTCCTGGAGAACAGGGCGTACCAGATTGCCAAGGACCGCGCCGACTCTCTGGCCGGAGAGCCTATCGCCTACAGCGCACACGGCTCCTCCAAGGACTGCGAGGACGCCGAGAAGGTCAGCGACGAGCTGAGCCACAAGGTGCAGCAGCTCAACGACTTCTGCATCGCGGCCGACAAGCACGCCTGCGACATGGAAATCGTCCAGTGGATGTGCGTGTGCGGCGTCGGCTACAGGCTCGTGCTACCGAACTCGGGGGACGGCAAGACCATCGATGATGAGCAGCCCTTCAAGGTCGCATCGCTCGACCCGCGCAACACGTTCGTCGTCTACACCAACGACGCGTTCCACGAGCCGCTGTACGCCGTCACCTACGTGCGCGACGACGTGACGCAAGAGCCAATCTACAGCATCTACACCGACCGCCTCGTCTTTACCGTCGACAACGACTCCGTAAAGACGGCCGTGAACCCGCTCGGCATGGTGCCGATCATCGAGTACGACGCCAACTCCGAGCGAATGGGCGTTTTCGAGGCCGTCCTGAGCCTGCTCGACGCAATCAACGAAATCGAGTCCAACCGAGTCGACGCCATCGCCCAGTTCGTGCAGGCGCTGTTGGTGCTGGAGAACGTCGAGTTCGAGGACGATGACGCCGAGGCTGGCTTCAAGAAGCTCATGGAGCTGGGATGCCTGCAAATCCACTCCACCGACGAGAACAAGTCCTCGGTGCAGATGCTGACCTCCGAGCTTAACCAGGACCAGACCCAGACGCTCGTGGACGCGCTCTACAAGACCGCGCTGTCCATCTGCGGAATGCCCTTCAACGTGGGCGGCTCCGGCTCCACCTCTGACACGGGCGCCGCAGTGACCATGCGCGACGGATGGTCGAACAGCGAATCCCGCTGCAAGGAGACCGAGGTCCACTTCAAGCGCGGCGAGCGCCTGTTCCTGCAGGCCGTCGCCACCATCCTCGATACCTCCATGAACCTCGGACTCAGGCCGCGCGACGTCGACATCAAGTTCACGCGCCGCAACTACGAGGCAATTCAGTCCAAGGCGCAGGTCCTGTCGACCATCCTCGGCTGCGGAAAGGTTCACCCGCGACTCGCGTTCGAGTACTGCGGTATGTTCCCCGACCCCGAGACGGCATACGACCTGTCCAAGTCCTACTCGGACGAGCAGGCGCAGCGACAGATGGAGCTTGCGCAGGCCAAATCGGTCAACCCCGGAGACGACTCCGGTGCAGATAGCAATGCCGGGAAACCCGGCGAGTCCGCAGGCGGCAGCGTCAGCGCCGCAGGCAAGGGGACGCAACCCCCGTCAACAAAGCGTAGCCAAGGAAAGGAAAGCAACTAGATGAATCGTGACCAGCTCAAGTCCCTGCTCGGCGACGACGCCTCCAAGGAGGTCATCGACGCAATCATGCGGGCCAACGGCGAGGACGTCAACGCCGGAAAGGCCGCAATCGAAACGTTGAAAGCCCAGCTGGAGGAGGCAAACGGCAAGATTTCGTCCCTTGAGGACGAGGCCAACAAGAACCTCACGGCAGACGAGCAGTGGCAGAAGCAGCTCGACGCCGCCAACGCCACGGCCAAGCAGGCGCTCCGCGACCTGAACGAGGCCACCGCAGCCGCCGTTTTCGCAGGCGCTGGCATGTCCGAGGACGAGTACAAGCCGTTCATCGGCTCCGTCATCGGCGGCACCCGAGACGAGACCACCGCAGCCGCCAAGGCGATCGCGGACGTTGTCGCTGCCAAGGCAAAGGCCGCTGCAGACGACGCGAAGAAGCAAGCGCTGGCGGGGATGCCCCAGCCGCAGGGCGGCGACGAGGGCAACGGCGCGATTACGACCAAGAAGCAGTTCAGGGCTATGAGCGACACCGAGCAGATTGCTTGGAAGAAGCAGAACCCCGACGCATGGAAGAACCTCTCTTAGAAAGGGATTAAATGGCTGGCAAACTCTACATGGCCGACAAGACCTTCCCGTTCGACGAGGACATTTTCTTCGCCGACTACCAGGACGAGCCTGACCTTGTCAAGAACGTCCTCGTGACCTCGGGCATCATGGTCGACGACCCGCTTATCAAGTCCAAGGTCAACGCCGGAAACCAGTTCACCATCCCGTTCTACAACGCCCTCGACGAGGCCGACGAGCAGAACTACGACGGCGTGACCGACATCACCCTGTCCACCATCGGCGCCAGCTCCCAGACCGGATACGTCTACGGCCGCGCCCACGGCTGGTACGCCGACGACTTCCCGCAGGACTTCACCACCGCCAACCCCATGGCCGCCATCGCCGCCCGTGCCGCGAAGTGGCGCCAGACCAAGCGCAACAAGCGCCTCGCCGGAATCGCCGAGGCCGTCCTCGGCGCCAAGGGCATGACCGACCACACCGTCACCGTCGACACCCTGACCGCCACCACGCTGTCCGACGCCGCCCAGAAGGTCTACGGCGACAACAAGTCCACCGTCAAGCTCGCCCTCATGCACTCCTCCGTGGCCCAGGCCTTCGAGGACATGGAGCGCGTCGACTACCTCAAGTACACCGACCCCAACGGCGTGACCACCGACCTCAACGTCTACCAGGTCAACGGCCTTACCGTCCTCGTGACCGACGAGATGCCGCACACCGCCGCCGTCCAGGGTGAGTCTGCCAAGGCCGCTACCTACACGACCTACCTGTTCGGCGAGGGCGCTTTCCGCTACGCCGACATCGGCGTCGCTCGCCCCGTGTTCAACGGCCGCGACGAGCTTAAGCGCGGCGGCACCAGCTACCTCGGCTACCGCCTGCGCGAGGCCATCCACCCCAACGGCTTCAACTTCACCGCGCCCAAGGAGACCGGCTCGTCCAACCCGAACAATGGCAACCCCGTCATCTCGCCGACCGACGCCCAGCTCGCCACCGCAGGCAACTGGTCGCTGGCCTACACCGAGCACCGCGCCATCCCGTTCATGAGGCTCGTCACCCCGGGCGTCGCCTAGACCATGCTTAGCGACGAGGACAAGCTGAAACAGGTCTGTGCCCTCACGGGAGCGGGGCAGGAGGCAGACGGTGAGCTGGTAACGGCTTACCTGTCTGCCGCCCGTTCCCTGATTCTGGAGACGCGCAACCCGTTCGCCGACGACCCGGACTCGGCCGCATGGGAGCCGCGCTACGACTCCCTGCAGTGCCTGATCGCAGCCGACATGTACAACTGGCGCGGAGCCGACAACGAGATTACGCACGTCGAGAACGGCGTGACCCGAACCCGCTCCAACGCAGGCGTCTCCAAGCAGCTCCTGCAGCGCATCGTCCCGCGATGCAAGTCGAGGGCGGTCTAAATGAGGTGCATGGAGCGCAACAGGCGAACCATGTGGCTCTCGAAGCCCTCCCGCACCGAAATCATGGACGGTGAGTACGGCACGGGCGAGTACGTCAACGGATGGTCCGACCCGGTCGAGGTCCGCATCAACGCATCGGCTCCCAGCGGCGACAGCTCCTCCAGCCCGTTCGGCACTCAGGTCGCCTACGACCTGCAGCTCGTGGCCGAGTCGAACCGCTGGGGCATCGACGAGGGCGACCGCATGTGGTTGGGCGACAAGCCCGAGCTGCTGGCTGACGGCCAGCCTTCCATGTCCGGCGCATACGAGGTAAAGCGCGTGTCCCCGTCGCTCAACTACTGCGCGTTCGGACTCACGAGGGTCGACGGCCGATGAACCTCACGGCAGAGCTGTCGTACAGCTCGCTCGCGGCGCTGGAGAAGCAGCTTCGCGGGTACGCGGACGGACTCGACGAGAAGTCGGGCCAGCTCGCGGAGGAGCTTGCCGAGACCGCCGTTTCCGCAGCTAAGGATAAGTGCCCCTCTGAGAGGGTGACTGAAACCATCGGTTCGCGCAGGACCGCCGACGGCGCCGAGGCTTTCGCCAACGGACCCGTCCTGTCGCCCTCTGACGGCTCCTACGAGGTGCCGCTGAGCCACATCTTGGAGTTCGGTTCCGGCATCCGTGGAGACGCCGCCTACGGCGCGGAGAACGGCTACACGGTCGACCAGAGCGGCAGGGGAGAGTCCGGCTGGACCTACCCGAAAGACGACGGAACGTTCGGATTCACGCACGGCCACATCGCAAGCCGATTCATGGGCGCAGGAGCGGACGAGGCGCGTTCCGAGGTCGTCAATACCGCCAAGAGGATTTTCAAGTCATGAACGACCACTCCACACGAATCTTCAACTACGTGCGCCAAGAGGTGACCAAGAGGTACCCGAAATGCACCGTCACCTCAAGCGCGATCAACTCAAAGGACTCACAACTGCCAGCGCTGCTCGTCAAGTTCCGGTTCCCCGGCGAGGACGAGAGCACGCGCGACAGCTCCGGCGTGGAGCTGTGGACGCGGACGGTAGTGGACGCCCAGTCGTTTTCCGGCACGAGCGTTTTCGAGGCACGAAACATCCTAGTTGCAGCGGACGAGGCGCTGGCCCGTTGCGGTTTCCGCAGGTCGAATTGGACGGAAGTTGCCGATGCCGACCCCAGCGTCCGCCGTCTCGCTGCGACTTGGCGCGCAAAGCTCGACAAGTCGGGCACCGTTGCGCCTTGGTAACTTGAAAGGAAAATACATGGCAGTAGCTGCATCCACCACTCCCACCGCAACCATCAACACCTATTTCTTCCACTTTAAGGGCCTGACCGCCGCCCCCACTGCGTCCGACTTCGCCAAGGCCGAGAACGTCGTGAACATCAAGAGCTACAGCGACCTCGGCGGCGAGCCTAACAACCTCGACGCCACCACGCTCGCCGACGAATCCCAGAAGAACGTCAAGGGCGTCAAGAAGCAGGAGGCCGTCAAGATGACCGCCAACTACACCAAGGGCGACTCCACCAAGCTCGCTGGCCTTGAGAAGCTGGGCGAGGCCGAGTGGTGGGCAATCGTCATGGGCGTCGACGCCGCTGGCAAGCCCGATGGACACGACGGCATCTACTTCTGGCAGGGCGGCCTGAGCTACTACGAGAACGGCGGCGAGGTCGACAAGGTCCGCGAGACCACCATCGTCGTCTCCACCGTCACCGCGCCCAAGCTCCTGCCGGACGCCGCCTAGACAGAACCGAACCGATAGGGATTGCAAACCGAGAGAAAGGTAAGACATGGACAAGAACACCGAGAACATCGAGACGGCCGAGGACATCAACATCGCCGCCAAGGCGCTTGAGGACATCAAGGGTCACGACAAGATCGTCATCGAGGACGAGGAGTCCGGCGCCGAGTACACCCTGTGCTATACGCGCAAGATGGTCAAGGACATGGAGAAGAAGGGCATCACCTCGCAGTACGCCACCGAAATGCTCTCTCACAGCACCCTGACCTCGCTTGAGAAGTTCATCAGCGACTTCGTCATGCCCGCGTTCAAGAAGGAGCAGCCCAAGATTACCTTCAACGAGGTCTTGGGCGTCTGGCAGGGCATCGAGGACAAGCCGTACATGATTGCGCTGCTCGTCGCGCTGTTCAACCAGCCGATGACCGCTCTTATCGAAAACCCTACCGAGTCCCGAATGAAGTTCCGTCTGGTCTAGCCGGGGAAGATAAGAAACCTTCCGATGGAGGGGAGCGCTATACGGGCGATTGTCCTTTGGGACATGCGTTCGATATGGCGCTCCCCTCCGCCATTTCATTCGGGATGACCGTCGAGCAGTACTGGGACGGCGACCCTTGGCTCTACGCCGCCTTTAAGGAGTCCCAGCGGCAGCGCGACGAGCGCGGGGAGTGGGAGCGCTGGCAGATGGGACTCTACGTCTACAACTCAATCGCCTCTCTCGTCCCGGCGCTCAACCCGTTCGTCAAGAATGCCGACCCCGAGCCTTACCCGGAGGAGCCTTACGGCATCACGTCGTCTAGGACTCCCGAGGAGACTGCGGCGCACGAGGAGAAGGCAGCGCACGAGAAAATGGCTTTATGGCTCATGGGACATGGGCCTGCCTGATGTAAGCACGGCGGGATTGCGCCCCCAGAAATGGGGTAGCCGTGGCAGAAGCCAGCATCGACCAGCTGCGAATCTCTATCGAGACTAAGGCGGACAACGCCCGCAGCGCCGTCAGAGGCCTAGCCGATGACGTAAAAGAACTCAAGACGGGCACTCGCGGCGTCGGCACGTCGCTGTCCAAGGTTGCGGACGGCATCGGCAAGCTGTCGTCCGCCCGCGTGGACAGCAAGAACATCGCCGCAGTGGCGGACGCCGTCCGACAGCTGCAGGGAATCAAGATTTCCTCCACCGTGGCGAAGAACGTCTCCGCTATCGCGTCGGCCGCGTCCCAGATGAACAGCTCCGCCCAGGTGCGCGAGACGGTCAACTCCGTCCGCTCGCTTAGCGGACTCAAGCTGTCGTCCAGCATCGCCAACCAAATCAGGAAAATCGCCGCCTCGGTCGCGGAGATGAACCAGGTCAGCTTCGACGCGACCAAGTTCCACAGCCTGTACACCTCGCTCGCGGAGCTGAGCGCCCTGCCGAGGTCCAACTTGGGAACCACCGTCAACGCGCTCAAGAAGCTCCCCGAGCTTGCCGCGTCGCTCGACAAGATGGACATGACGTCCTTCCGCGCCGCCTGCGACGCGATCAACGACTCGCTGGGCAAGCTGCCTGAGAAGTTCGCAAGCGTCGCGTCCGGTTTCAGGACCATCAAGAGCGCGTCCAAGAGCTTCGGCGCGAGCACGGCCAGCGGCACCAAGCAGGCCGAGTCCTCTCTTGACAGCTTAATCTCCAAGCTGCGAACCTCGGCATCGGTAATCCGCGCCGTGGCGACCGTCGCGTCGACCTTCTACAAGGTCGGGCAGGGCATCGCCTACTGCGTCGACCAGTCCAACCGCTACATCGAGAATATCAACCTCGCCGACACCTCGCTCGGCCAGTACGCCGCCACCGCGCATGAGTACGCGGACGCGGTGAAGGCCGCGCTCGGCATCAACTCGGGCGAGTTCCTGAAAAACCAGGGCACCTTCATGACCATGGCGCAGGGCATGGGCGTCGCGGCCAACAACGCGTACACCATGTCCAAGGGACTCACGCAGCTGTCCTACGACCTCGCGTCGTTCTTCAACATCAGCAACGACGAGGCGTTCGAGAAGGTGCGCTCCGGTCTCGCGGGAGAGATTGAGCCGCTTCGAGCGCTGGGCTACGACCTGACCACGGCACGCCTCCAGCAGGAGGCCTACAACATGGGCCTCAACGAGCAGGTGTCGAACATGACGCAGGCCGAGAAGGCCATGCTCCGCTACAAGGCGATCATGTCTCAGGTCAGTTGGGCACACGGCGACCTCGCCAAGACCATCTCGTCCCCCGCCAACCAAATCCGAGTCCTCAAGAGCCAGATGCAGACCGCCGCGCAGGCAATCGGCAACGTGTTCCTGCCGATGCTGCAGGCCATCATCCCGGTGGCCGTCGCTGTCGTGAAGGCTGTGGCGACGCTCGCAAACCTTCTGGCCAAGGTGACTGGCGGCACCGCCATCGCCAACATGGGTTTCGGTGACGGCGGCGCATACGAGGGCACCGCAGCTGCGGCCGATGATGCCGCAGACGCCATCGACAACGCCGGTAACGCCGCAGGAGGCGCTGGCAACAAGGCAGGCAAGGCCGCGAAGCAGGTCGAGGAACTAAAGCGCCAGCTCATGGGCTTCGACGAAATCAATAAGTTCAACGAGACCTCCAGCGGCTCCGGTTCCGGCGGTTCCGGTGGCGGTGGCGGTGGCGGCGCAGGCGGTGGCGGCGGCGCACCGAACATCTCCGACATCAAGCTCGATGACTACGACTGGGCGCTCGGCGACGGCCTGACCGACAAGCTGTATGACGAGATTATGGACATGCTGAACCGCATCGGCAAGGCGTTCCAGCCGCTCGTCGATGACTTCAAGGTCCTCGCAAAGGCCATCCAGAACCAGTTCGACGGACTCGACATCGTCGGCGCCGTCAAGAACGAGATTGCTGGCGTGGCGAACCTTATCAGCAACACGGTTCGACAGATTGTCGAAATCATGGGGCCGCTCGCCGTCGCGTTCAACTTCCCCGAGACGATCGCGCTGTCGTTCGACCTAGCTGCCCAGATGTGCTTGACGCTCTCCGCCGCGATAAACGGTGTCGGAACCATGATTAAGGGCTTCACAGACACGTCGCTAATCCAGCTGGTCGCATGGATTGGCGACAAGCTGCGCGGAGCCATCTACCTGTGCATCGACGAGCTGCAGAGCTGGCAGGACTGGTTCATGCGCAACGTCGACGCCCTCGGTCAGATCGGTCAGGCCGCAGGCATCGGCGCCACGCTCGTGCTCCGACTCGCCGAGGCGTTCGCGGACGGAGCGTTCGCCGTCGCCGCCGGAGCGTTCCGCGCAATCAACACCGTCCTGCAGGTGATGCTGGAGCTTCTGGTCAACAGCGAACCAGCCCGCGTCGCAGCGACGATGCTCGGTGCCGCGCTCACGGCCCTTGCTATCACAAACGGAATTGCCAAAGGCCTACAGGGAATCGGCAACGCTTTCACCGTCATGGCCGGAATCATCAGCGGCAAGTCAACCGAGTCCTCCGGCAAGGTCAAGCTACTCTCGACCGACCTCAAGTCTAACCTCAAGAACGCCGCTGGCGACGCCAAGGCTGGCATGCAGCTGCTCGGAGAAGCCCTTGGAATCACTAAGGCCAAGACCGAACTCGCTGCAAAGGCGACCGAGCGCGCAAAGACCGTGACGGCAGACGCCGCAGACGCGCTCGCCAACGAGCGAACCAAACTGAACGAGGCCCGTTCCGCTCTCGGTGAGAATGCGACATACGCCGAGAAACTTGGCGTCAAGACTCAGGCGATGCGCGTAAAGACTGCCGAGAGCAACCTTGCCTTGGAGCAGTCCAGGGACAAGCTGAACTCCGCCAAGCTGGCCGCTATGGACTACGCGGCAAGTCAGGACAAGACCGTCGCGGGCGCTGGCAAGATGGCCGCCGCCGAACTCAAGGCTGGCGCCGAGGTTGCAGCAAACACGGCCAAGCTAGGCGCGAGCACCGTCGCAACTGGAGCGATGACTGTCGCTGAGACCGCCATGACTGTTGCAAAGACGGCTGGAGCCGCCGCGCAGAGCCTGCTGAACGCCGCCATCTCCGCGTTCCCCGGAATGGTGTTCATGGCTGCGCTGAGCGGCATCCTGTCACTGCTCCAGCCCATCATCGACGGCATCGGCAACGCAGTCCTCGGGTTCCTCGGCCTGAGCGACGCCACGGGAGAGGCGACGGACTCCACCAAGCAGGCCAACGAGGTCCTGTCCGAGGAGGAGCAGCAGGTCAAGAACAACGTCGAGTCCATCAAGCAGTACGAGCAGTCTCACGACAACCTGAAAGACGCTCTGGCTATGGCGGGCTTCTCCGAGCAGGAGTTCGCGCAGCACCTCGCGGAAACGGGACAGTCGTTCGATAACGTCGCGCAGCAGATTGACAGCTTCTCGCAGAAGACCATCAACAGCTTCGACGCGATCGAGACCGGTTCGAGCATGTCGCTTGAGACCGTCAACACCAACCTCGCCAACAACCTCGCGGTGCAGCAGCAGTGGTCCGACAACCTGATTCAGCTGTGCTCCATCACGGGCTGGAGCATGAACAGCTCTATGGTTCAGGCGCTGCGCGATGCTGGTCCCGAGAAGATGGCGACGGCGCTGCAGGAAGTCGTCAACAACCCGACCAGCGCGCAGTCGCAGCAGTTCATCCAGCAGCTCCAGGACGCCGCAAACTCCGGTACCGACTCGTTCGCAGACGCCCTCGGCGCCGGTTCGACCAAGTCCAGCGCGGCTGGCAAGAAGAACGCCAAGGGCGCGACGGATGGCGTGAAATCCGAGAAGGAGAACACCAAGTCCGAGGCCAAGAAAACCTCTGAGGAGACTGCCCAGGAGTTCGCATCCTCAAAGAAGCAGGCCAAGACCAGCGGCGAGACGATGGTGAACAACTTCGCCAACGGCATCAACGCTGGAGCCGAGAACGTAAAGTCCAAGGCGCAGGGCGTGCGCGACAAGGCGGTCACCGGGTTCAACGGAGGAACGGGCTACACCAAGGCGAAGTCCGCTGGCAAGAACATGTCCGGCGGATACGGTGACGGCATCAACGCGGGTGCCGAATCTGCGGCGAGCGCGGCACGCAGCGTGAGCAGCAAGGTCGTGTCCGCTTTCCGCTCCAGCACGGGAACTGCCCATAGCGCCGGAACCGCCGTCATGAACAGCTACAGGAGCGGCCTGTCGAACGCCGCCAGCGGAGCTGTGTCGGCTGCGTCCAGCGCGTCAAACAGGGCCGCGAACGCTTTCCGCAACGGCAGCGGTACGGCCAGCAACTCTGGCAGGGCGCTCGGCAACAGCTTCAAGAATGGACTTCGCGGCGTGAACGCAAGCTCCGCCGCGCACTCCGTTGCGGCATCCGGTGAGAGCGGCCTGCGCGACTACCGAGGATGGTACGAGAACGCCGGTCGATATGTCGGCTACGGATTCGATGACGGCCTGTGGAGCACACGCTGGACCATCTACAACACCGCAGAGGTCATTGCGACCAACGCTGCTAACAGAATGCGCCGTGCGCTGCGAATCCACTCCCCGTCCCGAGTCACGATGGAAATCGGCGGCTACTTCGGCGAGGGCTTCGCAATCGGCATCTCCGACAGCGCCAAGACGGTGTCCGACGCGGTTGTCGACATGACCGCCCAGTCGCTCGACGCCACGAAGGAGGCCGCGAAGTTCGGCGAGAACGTCGGCAAGGCCTACGGCAACGCGATCGGCGACGGCTTCGACGGCTCCAAGGTCGCGTCCATGCTGCAGGACTCCGAGAACCTTGCACGCTCCACCTCGGCGTCCTCGTTCGACGGTTCGTCCAGCCGCTACACCTCGCACGAGGGTTTCCCGACCTCATTCGAGACTGAGACTGCGGTAAGCGCCATGACCAAGGCCATGGTGCAGTCCGCGATGACTACCGGGCAGCTCGGCGGCCAGCAGGCAAACGGCGGCGGAGACACCACCATCGTCCTGCGGGTCGGCAACGAGGACCTTGCCCGCGCGGTCGTCAAGGGTAACGAAAGCCTCGCGCGTCGAGGCGTGGTGAGTTTGGAGTAGCCACTTGGCAATCCTGAGCATCGGGGCGAGCGCCGACGGCGTGCGCCCCGTCTCGCCCGACCCGTCCTCGCTCGAATGGGGGCTTCAGGACGTGTCCGGCTCCGATGCGGGGCGAGTCATGGACTCGACCGCGACCATGTACAAGCAGCGCGTCTGCCAGAAGCGTAAGCTCAAGTGCGCCTGGGCGCAGCCGACTGCCGCCCAGGTTGCGGCAATCCTGCAGGCCGTCAACCCCGAGTACATCTACGTCCGCTACTGGGACGCGATGGACGGATGCATGGAGACGCGCTGCTTCTACGTCGGCGACCGCTCCGCCCCGCTCCAGTACGTCTGGGTCAGCGGAACCCGATACAAGACACTCAGCTTCGATTTGATCGAGAGGTAGCCCATGCTCAGCATCAGCAGCGAGTACGAGCTGTCCCTTAACGAGAACTCGAACCAGCTTATCAAGGCGAAAATCACCTTCGCCGACAATACCGTGCGCGAGCTGACTGGCGACGACATCGTCGCCTGCGATTTCGACCAGCAGGTTTCATCCGACAGCTCGTTCGACATCGGCACGGCGATTATCGGCCAGATGACCATCACGCTCAACAACCACGACGGCAGGTTCGACGCCTGCGACTTCACCAAGGCGCAGTTCGTCGTCTGGGTCGGCAAGCAGCTGTCCAAGGGCACTGAGTGGATTCAGCGCGGCGTCTACACCGCCAACCAGCCGGACTCCTACAACGGAACAATCGCCATCTCCGCTCTCGACAACATGTCCAAGTTCGAGAAGCCGTTCAGGACGTTTCTCGCGTCCGTCGGCGCCCTGCAGGGGGCGAACGCATCCGTCCGCACGCTCCTGACCGACATGTGCAGGCACTGCGGAGTCACTTGGGCCGATAACGGGGACAAGGCGTTCGACACAAAGTTCGAGTACGGCTACGTCGACAGCAACGCCACGTGCAGGCAGGCTCTGGCGTACGCATGTCAGGCGCTCTGCGTAAACGCCTCCATCACTAACGACGGCAGGCTCAGGACGGTCTGGTACGACTCCGCTCCGTTCGAGGCGGAGTCCGACTTGGACGGCGGCCAGTTCGACTCTGCCAAGCCCTACGCAACGGGAGCGTCCAAGGACGGCGGCAACTTCACTGACTACTCAAGCGGCGCGTCCGCAGACGGCGGCACGTTCTTCACCAACAGGAACGTCCACAGGCTCTATGCCTTTAGCAACATCACGGTCAACACGGATGACGTCGTAATCACCGGGGTACGCGTGACCGAGCGCAGCGTCACGGTCGGCAGCAAGACGACCAACGGCGGCACCTACACGGTCGGTTCCGAGGGCTACATGCTCGACGTGAGCAACAACCCTCTGATTATCCCGGGCACTGGCAAGTCCGTCGCAGACCGCATCGGTGCCAAGGTCATCGGTCTTAGGTTCAGGCCGTTCAGCGGCAAGCACATTTGCGTCCCGAGCCTGGAGGCGGGGGACTGTGCCTACGTCATCGACCGCAAGCAGAATGTCTACCAGACCTACGTGACTCGCGTGAAGTACTCCGTGAACGGCGGCATGACCGTCTCGTGCGGAGCCAAGAGCGCGAGTAGGAACAGCGCGGACAACGCGGGAGCGAGCACGTCCGCAGTTGTCAAGGCGCGCAACGAGCTGCATCAGGAACTCGGCGTCAGGGACGAGACAATCAAGAACTTGGGGGAGTCTCTTGCCAACGCGAGCGGACTCTACCACACCGAGGCGAAGCAGCCCGACGGCTCCACCGTGTACTACCTGCACGACAAGCCGACTACCGGGCAGTCGAAGATTATCTACAAGGTGACCGCGAGCGGAATCGGCATCTCGACCGATGCCGGAAAGACCTACGCAACGGGACTCAGCGCGGACGGCAACGCGGTGCTGAACCGCATCTACGCGATCGGCATCAACGCGGACTACCTGACCACTGGCCGAATCAGCTCGAAGAATGGAAACAGCTTCATCGACCTGGACACAGAAGAGGCCAACCTTAAGCTTGGGAATAAATCGACCGTCGGCGGCAAGGTCATCGCCACCACGGATGTGGCCGCGTCAAAGACGGTGACGAAGTACGCAACGTCGACCAGCAACACGACCGCGCCGACGAGTGGCTGGCAGGACTCCTGCCCTCCGCGCAAGGCTGGCAGCTACATCTGGTTCAAAATCATCACCGTCATGCAGAGCGGCGCCCAGATTGAGTCCATGCCGTCATGCATCAGCGGAGTGGACGGCAAGGATGGAGCAGCTGGCTCCCGAGGCCCTGCTGGCCCGGCTGGAGTCAACGGCACCAACGGCACCAACGGCAAAGACGGTCGCGGTATCAAGTCGTCCGTCCCAGAGTACTACCTGAGCACCACCCCGAGCGCCGTCACTGGCGGCTCATGGTCGACATCTGTCCCTGCTTGGTCCAGCGGGAAGTACTACTGGCAGCGACTTCGCATCACGTGGAGCGACGGCGGCACATCGTATACCGACCCTGTGTTCAACTCGGCTCTGACCTCGGCGAACCAAAACGCCAAGACTGCGGTTGACACGGTCAACGGACTAGACCAGAAAAAGGTTTTCAACCTGCTGACCGACAACGGCAAGATTAAGGGACTGTTCACGCAGGACGGCCAGCTGTTCGTCAACGCAGACTACATCGGCAGCGGCTCAATCGACGCAAAGCGGGTCGCTATCAGGAACCTGCTCAGCATCGGAGACGATACCAACTCCGTGAGTGTGTCATCTTCCGGCATCTCCTTCATGTCCGGTGGCGTAAAGGACGCGCTGACCATAAAGCCAAAGAACTACAAGATGGTCACGGTCTCAAAGAGCGGATACAACGGCAGTCCGATTTGGGAGGCCACTGGAGTCGCATCAGACCCGAAGACATATGGATTCGATTGCACCGAGAAGGCTCAGGCATTCACTTATGCTGGAAAGACGCGAGTGTCAATCGGCGTCAGGGTCGATTTCTACGCCAACGGGTACAGGCACATTCTCGGTGGCAGGTACGACCCTCTTGAGTATGAGGTCGACACGAGCAAGGACACGCAGTCCTTTACGGTTCAGTCGCAGCCGTTCATCGTCGCATTCACGCTAAAGAAGAGCAGCGAAGCGGGGAGTAACGGACTTCCCTGCTACACCATTTCGGTCAGTCTCGTTCTTATCGCAAATGGAGTTCATGTCTGCATCAACGGCATAGACGTTTTCTACTCGTCTCCCGGTTACGGCGGCGAGATTTCCCAGAAGAGCACGGGTGCGTTCCTGAACAGTGAGAACTTCGTCAAGGAAGTCACTGACAGCTTTCCGCTCACGTGTCAGGTGCGCATCCCAATCGCGATGAACAACGACATCAGGGACTACGTCTTGACATTCGAGAAGGGGCTGCTCGTCGGATGGGACTACTACACACCAGCGGACTCGCAGTACAGGGGGTATTAAATGGCAATCCAGATGCGCCGTGGCGCATACGTGAACTTCAACCCGGCAAAGCTGATGCCCGGAGAATGGGCGGTCGTCGTGTCTGGCGACTCCGGCGCCAAGGACGGCAAGGCCGCGTACATCTGCTTCGCGGCTGGCGACGTGAAGCGCGTCGCCACATACGAGGACATGGTCGACAACGTCCATGACGCCGTCGACCAGAACAACGGCGCGATCATCAAGGAGATTACCGACGCGGCGAACAAGGCATCTCAGCAGGCGTCCGGCGCGGCGTCACGTGCCGACGCTGCGGCAAACCAAGCCCTGCAGATTGCAAACTCGGTCGCGCAGGGCAGCGCCGGAAGCTCCGACATGGCTGCGCTCAAGCAGCAGAACGCCCAGCTGTTCCAGCGGCTCGCCAATCTCAGCGGCGAGTTTATATATTCGGACGGCACGGTCTACTGCCCGTCGTCAAAGGCAACGGCATCGGGGGACACCATCACGTTCGCCTCGTCGTGCACTGCATCAGGCTCAACCCTGACACTCGCATAGAAAGGAATACATATGGCACAGGCAAAGGTCCTGACGGTTGGTGGAACCCCGTACGAGATGGTCGACCCGACCTCGCGCAACAACGCGCAGATGGCGCTCAACAACGCCGAGTACAACCGTCTGGCACTCATTGGCAAGTACGGCGGGCAGAACATCGCAACGCTTCTCGCTGGCGAGATCGGTAGCGGCACGGTCTACGACGCGCTGCACAAGCGCATTGTGGCGAATAACTTCGCGGGCCTTCGTGTAGGCGACTACATCGACGTGCCGCTCGTGAGTGCATCGGCTATCGTGGGGCAGCAGTCCGTGCGCTTCCTCCTGGCGCACTTCGACCCGTACTACTGCTGCGGCGACAACAGCAAGGGCCACCACATCGCGTTCGTGGCGTCCGCCCCCGTGGCCGTGGCAAAAACCGTGACCGGCGTGGCGAACGACAGCTTCCTGATGTGGAACACCACCAACACGAACCAGGGCACCGCCGACGTGAAGAACCCGTACCTGAACAGCAACCTCAAGGCGTGGGAGAAGCTGTTCGAGGCGTGCCTGCCCGAGGGG